AAACAAGCAGCTAAGACTGCTAAAAAGAAGTGATTAAGCGTGGGTCAGAGCAGTTTTCTGGCTATAACAAGCCCAAAGCTACTCCTAGCCATCCTACAAAGTCTCACGCTGTTTTAGCTAAGTCTGGTGAGGATGTAAAGCTAATTCGTTTTGGTCAGCAAGGCGCAAAGGGTTCACCTGATGGCACGAAGCGTAACGAAGCGTTCAAGGCTCGTCACGCAGAGAATATTGCCAAGGGTAAGATGAGTGCAGCGTATTGGGCTAACAAGGTCAAATGGTAAACAACTGGAGTAATGTATGAGTAAATTAGCAAGAGATGATAATGGTCAACTGACCCAGATTTATCAACTTGGCACAACCCAAGTTATGACTGTTAGCGCATCTAGCGTACAGTCAACAGCAATTGCAGCAAGTTGCACAATTATTCGATTGGCAAATGGTAGCGCAGCGCAATGTCATTTTGAAATTGGTTCTAACCCAACTGCTTCATTGACTACAAGTGCGATGCTTCCAGCTAATGCGGTTGAGTACATTAGAGTAACTGGTAGTGATAAGGTTGCTGTTATTCGTGGTGCTACTGCAACTGATGTGTCTATCACTCAGATTGTATAAACCATGAATAAAGCTGGTCAGAAAAAGGTTGGCAAAGTGATGGGTGAGTACAAAAAGGGTACTCTGCACTCTGGCAAAGGTGGCAAGGTTGTAAAGAGCCGTGACCAAGCGATTGCCATTGCTATGGCTGAAGCTGCTAAGAAAATGGGCAGGATGAAATAATGGCTGACTTAGGCGCAGCATTTGGATTTTATCCACAGCTAAACAGGCGCAGACAAGGTAGCCCTGCTGATTCTGCTAATTTGCCTATTGATGTTTTACGAGGACGTTTGGCTGGTTTGTTAGGCGCACCTGCTGATATTGCTAATTTATTTAGGTCACCTAGTCCAACAGAGATGTTTGGTGATGTTAGTTATGAAGCACCAGCGCAGTTTCCTTACACAACAGAGAAGTTCTTAAAAGATTTACCACTTGCGCCAACATCTAGGGTTGGTCAGGTAGCAGGTCAAGCTGCGTCATTTGTTCCGCTAAACCCTATGCCAGCCGTTAGGGGTGTGCAAAAGGTAGGACAAGTAGTAGGTGAAGAACTGGCAGCTACTATGCTTGGTCAGCGTCCTAATAGCATGATGAGCAAGGTAGTGCCACAGCCATTATTTGCTGTTGCCCCAGAGCAAGGCTTATTAGCTACCAAAACAGAGCCTATTGAAAGCCTATTGCAGACCAAGCCACAAGCACCAGTTTCTGACATTGGTTTCTATTCTGCTACTGAGCAAGCTGCTTTAAATCTTGGCAGAAACAAGGGAACTGGTCAGTCTTTCATTAACGACTTGATGAAAGCACCTGATGTTAAGAAGGAAGAATTGCAATTCACAGGATTGGATGAGTTCCTAAGAGATAAACCTAATGTTACTAAACAAGAGGTTCAAGACTTCTTGGCTAACAATCGTGTGGATGTTCAAGAAGTAACTTATGGCAAACAAGACTTTTCTAAATTACCAGATACACAATTACAAGATGAATATGTACGAGTTCGAGGTTATAAGCCAGTAGATAATTATGGTGACGCAATGTCACGAGAAGAAATAATAAGTGAATTATCAGGCGCACAAGCAGATGATTTAACTAAATATAGTAGGTATCAATTAGCGGGTGGTGAAAACTATCGTGAGATATTGCTTACTTTGCCAGCAGCAGGTGAAGATGTACAAAGATTAAATCAAATTTCAATGCAATTGCATGGCAAGCCTTATACCGATTTAATGGCTGATACTTCTCAAATGGCAAAGATGCGTCTTGCTGTTAAAAGAGAATACAGAAACCAATTTGGTGAAAGTGGGCAAAATGCACAAGATAGAGGAATGTATCGTTCATCTCACTTTGATGAGCCAAACATTTTAGCCCACATGAGGGTTAATGACCGAGTGGACGCTGATGGCAAGAAGATGCTATTAGTTGAGGAAATTCAATCTGATTGGCATCAAGCTGGCAGGGAGAAGGGTTACAAAACTGGAAAAGAACGAAACCCCGCACAAGTTGAAAAAGAATTGACCATAACAACTCAAAAAAGGTCACGCTTGATTGATGAAGCGGCTGCATTGCCAGATTCAGAAATGACGAAATTTAAGGCAATGAATGAAGAAATTAAAGCACTTGGCGAACAAGCCACAAAACTCAATGAAGAATGGACTAATCTGCTAAACAAGCCAGAAGGCGTACCAGACGCACCATTTAAAGACACATGGTATCAGTTGGCATTAAAACGATTAACCAAGTACGCTGCTGAAAACGGCTATGAGCGTATAGGATTGACTACTGGTAAACAACAAGCAGGTAGATATAAGTTAAGCAATGAAGTTGATGAAATAAATGTAATCGGTAGAACTAATATGGCTACTGGTGAAAAATCAAAATCAGTTGCTTTAGATATGAAATCTGGTCAATCTTTACGGATTGGTGTTAACAATGATGGAATTGTTGACAATGTAAGCGATGAAAGCATTAAAAATTTCATGGGTAAAAATCTTTCTGAAGTTGTGGGTAAAGACATAGCTAAAGAAATCATGCTTAACAATAAAAAAACCATTAGTGGCGAAGGTTTAGATATTGGTGGCGAAGGAATGAAGAAATACTATGACGAGATTTATCCTAAGTTTTTGGATAAGTACGGCAAAAAGTATGGCGCAAGCGTAGGTGAAACACAGATAACGACAGATTACGCTAGGGATGCAAGTGGGATTCCTGCACAGCGTCCATCAAAAGAAACCATCCGTTATCTAGACATTACTCCTCAAATGAAAGAGGGAACATCTAAGGGTCAACCCTTATTCGCTGCTACTCCGTTATTACCAGCAACAAGCCTACTAGACGAAGAAAAACGCAAAGAGATTACAAGTCTGTTAGAATAAAGTAAGGAAACTGTAATGCAAAACGATGACTTTACTTTTAAAGGAGTTGCCCCTTACGGAATGAGGTATGGCACTATTACACCTAAAGGCAAGGGATATTTTGGAGAACTAAAAAGACCAGATGGTTATAGTTCTACAGAGTTATCATCTGAGTTTGAATACAAAGGTGGAAAAGTAGAGTATCCATTGATTGTTCCCACTTTGTCAGAAGAAGAAATCAACCTATTGTTAAGTGGTGCAGCACCTACTGATGATATTCTTGATAAAGCTGAATCATGGGCAAAGTCCAGAATTGATAAAGGTATGAGTCCATTTGCCTCTAGTATGGGCAATGAGAAATTTCCCAAACCAGAATCTTTTAACCAATACGATAACCAGATGATTGATTCGTTATTGTTACCTATGGGTGTAACAAATACATTAGACGAAAAAAAACGTAAAAAAATTACAAGTCTGTTAGAATAAAGTATTACTTAACCTTGACCAACCCTAGAGGAGTCAAACAAAATGAATAAATTAGAGGCAGGAAAACCAGAAAACCTAACCAATAGGGGTAGAGGAAGACCTAAAGGGGCTACCAACAAGTCAACAGTTATCGTCAGAGAGGTCATAGCCTCATTTGCTGATGAGAACGCACATAAGTTGCAACAATGGCTAGACGATGTAGCTGAAGGCATAGGTGGTAACAGACCAGACCCTGCAAAGGCTGCTGATTTATATCTAAGGGCTATTGAGTACCACATCCCTAAGTTAGCTAGAACAGAGGTATCTGGCAACCCCAACCTACCAATTCAGCACATCGTCACATGGGCGAAGTAATCGAAATTCCCTATAAGCCAAGGGAACACCAACTAAAGGTTCACGAGTTACTGGATGGCAAACGCTTTGCAGTAGTGGTGGCACATCGTAGGTTCGGTAAGACTGTCGCTGCGCTTAACCACTTAATCCGTGAGGCGGTGCTAAACGAGAAAGAAACACCCAGATACGCTTACATTGCGCCTACCTATGGACAAGCTAAGAGGGTAGCTTGGGACTATCTCGTTAAATACACTACTCCGCTAGGCGGTACTAACAACATCTCAGAGTTACGAGTTGACTTCTGGGGTAGGCGTATTCAACTGTACGGCTCAGACAATCCTGATTCCCTCCGAGGTCAATTCTTTGATGGGGTAATCATTGATGAGGTGGGTGACCAGAATCCTAAGATATGGACTGATATTGTTAGACCTGCTCTGACTGACAGAAAGGGCTGGTGTCTATTCATTGGTACACCCAAAGGACACAACCACTTCAAAGAGTTGCGAGACAGGGCAGAAAAAGAAGAAGGATGGGGTCTGCTTGAGTTCAAAGCCTCTGAGACAGGGGTAGTAGATGAGACAGAACTAAAGGCAGCTAAGAATGAGATGGGCGAGGATAAATACCGCCAAGAGTTTGAGTGTAGCTTTGACGCTGCCGTTGAAGGTTCTTATTATGGGCAAATGCTGAACGAGTTAGAAGACAAGAAGCATATGCAGGAGATTCCCAGAGAGGAACTGAGCCGTACCTTTACTGCTTGGGACTTGGGTATGGGTGACTCTACGTCTATCTGGGTGGCTCAACTGGTGGGTACTGAGGTGCGCCTAATCGACTATTACGAGAATCATGGCGTAGGACTAGACCACTACGTTAAGTGGATTAAGGATAACGACTACTCAAAAGCAGAGCATATTCTGCCCCATGACGTTAGGGTTAGAGAACTAGGAACTGGTAAAAGCCGACTAGAGATGCTTGAAGACTCAGGGCTACAGGTCAAGATTGCACCCAGAATGGGACTAGATGATGGCATCCAAGCGGTAAGAAGATTGCTTCCTAGATGCTGGTTTAACGTACCTAAAGTGCAGAATGGCTTGAACTGCCTGAGAAACTACCGCAGAGACTACGATGAGAAACGTAAGATATTCTTTGAAAGACCA